GTATTACTTTACTCTCGTAAATTTATTTTGTCAAACTTTTATTTCTTATAATAATTTCCACATTTCTTTGGCTTTCATAATTTGCCATTCTGATAAATCGGATAATGTAATTTCAGGATTATCCTCCTCCCAATCGCTTTCAAAAAAACTTCCGTTTGTAAAATAAGTTTTTCCAAATGTTTGCTCTTCATCAAAAGGAGCTTCGATAAGAATTTCTAAAACAATAGCTTGAGCTTGGTCTTGATCTATAGTCAGCCATACATATTCTGATTGATGTTCATGCCAATATTCACCATGTTTCTTTTTTGCATCAGCAACTTTTTTTTCATATAAATTCATTTGTATGTTTCCTTATTTTTAAAGGTTAATAAATAACAATCAATTTATTGACTGTTGATACAGTATAAACTATTAATTTCTTTTTGTCAAATTTATTTTACTTACTGCTTTTTCATATCCTTGTGATTTAAATACTCTACCATCCTTGCTAGTAGCTTTGTATTCAAATTGACCAAATGTTTTTTTCATTTGTTTTAAAAATTCATTTATAGTTATTTTAGATTGTTCCAAATCTTGACTCCTTATATCTAAATGTTTTAGGATCAAAGTATAAACCTACTGTACCCTCCCAACCTACACCATGTCTTTGCTTAGTTATTTCTACAAAACAGTCATAGCTATTCATAACTTTTTGTATCTCTTCATCTGTTTTTTCTGACATATCCACTAAATCTTTTTCTTTAGATTTATTGCGAAATACAGATATAACATTGTCACATAAATTAGTAATGTCTGATGATCCCATGACATCCATTTTATTAGGTTGATTATTCTCTGACATTGTTTTTCTACTATGTGCTACCAAAAATATATGTATACCTATATCTCTTGCACACACACAAAGCTTATTTATAAATTCTTTTTGTTTATTATAATCATCAGAATTAATTCCTACTTTAGTAAGAGAATCTATAACAAAAACCTCTACGCCCAATTTTTCTTTAGCATAATAAATAACACTTAATACTTTTTCAGGAGATGTTTCACCCTCACTATCATAAAGAAATAAATTATCATTTACATCATGCAAAAAATTATCTATTGCTACTTGTGTTGGAGATGAGTTATTAGTTTGTTGCAACATTCTTCCTAGCGTAGCTCTTGGTTGCATTTCAAAAGATCCAATTAAACATTTATGTTCTCTTAAAAATTTTAAAATAACAAAATTAAGCCATGCGGATTTACCATGTCCTGAAAATCCTGTAACAATACTTACCTCATGGTTTCTTATTTTAAATAGATTATCAAACTTGGTAAAAGGTAATGGTCTACCGCCTTGTACATCCTCCGTAAAATAATCCATAACCTCATGACTATAATCTTTTGCTCTTCTGATCTTGGTATGTTCAGAGGTATCTCTTTCCTCAAAATAGTTTCCTATCTCGCTATCATTGATTACCATCTTATTTAATTTATCACTTAATGTTGACATATATTTCTCTTAACTTTCCTGTTAATGCTAACAGTTTCTTTTGATCTTCATCTGCTAAATGCTCATGGTTGTTTAATGATTTACTACATAATGCAAGAAATAGTACATCATCCTTAATAGCTTTTAATACTGCGTATGGATTAAACCTAATTCTGCTTTTAGGCTTCCATTGATTATCTAATTTATTAGGCATGACATCATCCCAAGATAATCCAGCACTCTTTATAACATCCTCCCATGAACATCCAGCAAAACAATTACCAATCAGTTTATCTTCTTTAAACTTCAGACCTAAACTAGCAGATGTATCATTATGTGCAGGACATAAACATTGATACTCATCTTCGCCTGACTTATAAACCTTTTCAAACTTTGATAATATTTCAGCTTTCTCTAGCATCTTCTAATTTCTCCCATATCATTTCTCTTATCTGATACTTGCGACCTAGTGGGATCTCATTCTTACCCCAATGCCAACAACATTGCCTTGTAACATTCAGTTTCTTTGCTAGTGTAGGTATGTTTACCTCCAAAGCATTTAATGTAGAATCCAATGTTATGTCCTCAATGTTAATAATTTTTCTCCATTCTTTTTGTTGTGTTTGATCTTGCATTTATTTCTCCTTATTTAAAATTGCGTTACGCACTAAAAGTGCAAACTCTTTGTTATGCGGATTAGCATCTGGAACATTTTTTCCAGATAATATATCCATCCAATCCTGTACATCTTTATGATCATCAGGTTGATCTTGTATACTATCAAGATAATCTTTTTTAGCTATCTCATTTCTCTTACTATCATTTTCTAATTTTTTCATTACGCTTCCTCCATATAATAATCAGGTTCATCTCTTGGATCATCTTGCATAGCTTCATAGATATGCTCATATGCTCTATCAACCTCATCATCTGATAGCAGATAGTCTTGCTCATACCCATCATCATCAATGTAAGATCCTGTACTGCATATAACAGGGAATTTACCCTCATCATATTCAATGTCATATAAAATATTTATAGGTACTTCTACTTCGTCTAAGGCTTTATTAAATACCCATCCTGTTGTTTCCCAATCGTTTGTGTACCATGATCTATTCATCTTCACTCTCCCTTAACTCGTCTTGCAATCGTTCGCAAAATTCTTTTTCAGATTCCATTTCTTCTTGAATCATCTTGTCTATTTTTTCCCATGGATTCCATTCTTTATTTTTATTACTCATGTTATTTCTCATTTTTCATTCCTTATATTGTTAATAAGTTTTTACTTCATGAAAAATACTAATACAAGTTAAATTAATTGTACAATTTATTTTACTTATCAAGATTGTTTGCGTGATTTATTTTATTTATAGCAGATCAATTGCTTATTCATTTTATAGATATAGACTAGGAAACTTTTTTGAATCATGATAAAATCTTCATTCTTTATAGATAAATGCTTTTGACCTTAAGAAATTTCCCTCAAATTATTTATTATTAAAAGAGCATTCTTAAAAGATCATTCTTAATAAATGATTTTATCATTGCATAATTTAAACGCCCATTATTTTATCTATTAAAAATATATAACATTCTTTCTATATACTATTGAAAAATATATATAATTAGTTTATAATAGTAAGTATTAAGGGATTAATTCGCTTAAAATTTATATAAGGCTCTTTGAGAGTCTTTTTTTATTTTTGGTATATAGGTATCAAGTAGACAAAAAAAAGCCCGTAATGGATGATTACAGGCTTTAATTATTAGAGTTTTAAGTTATTTTCTTAGTTTTAATATATCGCTAGT